GATTTCGTTGAATTTATATTCTGGACTAGTTGGTGCCAAAACAAATCCAACAGTAAATTTATTCTTTAATTGAAAATCATATAGATCAGATTTCATATAAGAACTACCTTCTATTACTTTGTCTCTAAATAATGTTCTACTTTCTGAATCATCGAAAGAATTTGTGGAATACAGATATAATTTGAATAAACCATACAATATGATTGTTACGATTAATACTAATCCAAATACATAATATTTATTCATATTTATATATCATTGATATTTTCGTTTATTTTTTACAATTGAGGTGAAGTGATAATTCTCCTTTGATATTAGTATTCCATTTTCAGATAAGGGGGTGGCACCCCCTATCCCCCAGGGGGATAAATCCCCCTAACCCCCTTTTTGGTTGGGCTTTTTCTTAAAAAGCCCCGTTTTTCAGACTTTTTAAAAAGTCAGATATCACAAAATGAAAAATAAAAATTGTTATATTATGTAATTCAATTATAAAAATATAATCTTGTGATTTCATTTTGTGATATCTGAAAATGGAATTATACCCCTTATCTATGTTTATCTATAATACTGGCTATTGAAATTTTACCATGACAAGTTCTACATAATGCTTCCAGGTTATTTTCAGAGTTTGATCCACCTTCTTCTAATGGAACTATATGATTAACTTCATATGTTTCATCTAATATTTGAGAGCATCGATTGCATTTCCAAGATTGATTTGCTCCTACTTTTTTCTTTAATAATCCAGATACACTTCTCTTTGTTGTTTTCTTTGAAGCATTAAATAAACCACCTCCACCACTATTTCCACCTCGACTTAATTTAGAAATAGAAGTATCATATAAAACAGAGGTTACTTGATATAACATATCTTGATGATAGTGATAGATATAAATGAATATAATACCTCCTAATATCATAGCCGATGATGAATTTTCATTTATCCATTGTAATGCTTTTGCGTATATTATATGGCTTTCAGTATATAATCTATAAGATACATACAATACGAATAATAAAAAGATAGTTTGTATCATTTTATTTAAAAAAATATAAAAATGGAACTTTTTGGGAAAAACAGACTTTTTGGGAAAAAGTCTAACCAAAAAGGGGGTAATGGGGGATAAATCCCCCAGTTCAATCAAAAAAGGGGCAGGGGGGTTACACCCCCCAAATGATTATTCATACACGTTTTAAAATGTAATATGTCATTACAATACTCATAACGACGAATAATATTAAATATGGATTTTCGTAGTGATGGTATGTGGTTGTTGGTGGTCCTTCCATCATTTCATAGTTATTCATCATTTGTTTGAATTTTTCAAATGTCATTTCTGGTTTTCCACTGACATTATTTACATGATTATGGAAGTTCCATAAGTATTTGATTAATTTAACATTACTTTCTAATGCTTCGTCTATATTATTTTTCTTTAAATAGTCTCTCATATGATGTCTGCATATTACACACGGCAATGTTAAATTGGCTATTGATTCTATAAAGTTTTTCATATGTTTTTTATCTTCATTTGTAGGATGTTGTGGATATCTCCACGATGAAACGTGTAAAACAAACCAATATTTGGGTCCCCATATTGTCGGTAGCATTTGTATTAAACATTATTTTTGAATATAGTGTATAAACCATGAACAAACTTTTTTTAAGTGTTGGAATTATCCCATTTTATAATGAAGGCGAAGATGAAAATAAAATAATCAGCGACGATATCAATCCAGATAATCTGTATTTCTTGATGATACAAAGGAAAGATACTATCGGATATACCGAATTTATAAGAGGTAAATATCGAAATATACAAGAATTACAACTATTGATTGATAGAATGACTTTATCTGAGAAAAAAAAGATTCTTACACATAATTTCGTTAATTTATGGCATAGTATGTGGTATGAAAAATACTACATAAATCCAAATGATTATAAACGTTCTAATGATAAATTTGATGAATATAGACCAATTCTTCAAACATTAGTAGATAAAAGTAAAACCAAATTGTTATCTCCCGAATGGGGATTCCCTAAGGGCAGAAAACATAAGAACGAATCTAATATAGAATGTGCCATTAGAGAGATGAAAGAAGAAACGAATATTGATTCAAGTGATTATAAAATTATTAAAAACCTCAAATGTTTAGAAGAAAACGTAGATGGAACGAACCATACAAAATATCAACACAAGTATTTCCTAGCCAAATTATCTCCCAAATCTTTGAACTCAGTATATAGTTGTATCCTAACATCTTCACAGAAAAAAGAAGTCAGTAATATTGGTTTATTTAATTATAAGGAGTGTATGAATATGATACGAGATTATGATGTTTCTAAAAAGAAAGTTCTAAACGATACGTTCGAATTATTAATGAAAACATCACAATTTAAATTAATATCTCGATTCTATACAAAATATGGAGAAAAAAACTAAGATAATATCACTGGCAAAAAATGCTCCATTAAAAATCACAAATAAATCAAAAATAGAGAAAAGAAAATATTATTTATATATCGAACATATAGAAAATACTCATACTTTCAAAATAATATATACACACCCTTCGTTAGAAAAAAAGAGGGGAGCAATTATATTCGACGGAGAGAATATATACGGTTATTCTGGCAATTCTGATTTTAATGACGCGTTTCGTCAAATACAAGATGAAACTGTTCCAGATAATTTAATCGCTGACACATTCAACCCAGTACATACAAAAGCATATACTTTACGCAAACCATCAATAAATAAACTAATGAATAATGTGTTGAAAAGAGGAGGTGATATAAATGTTATGAGAGAAGCATTATTAGATATGATTGTAGAATATCTTGAAAAAATATCAACAATACAAGAGGATTCGCGCGAAGATCTATCCTTTAATAAATTAAAAGAAACACTCACACAAATCAAAACATTAGATACAACAGAATTCAATACTATTATCGATTTATTAAGCCCGTTTGAAAATATATCAAAAATAACGATAGAAGTATTGAGTTATCTTCATTCATATTTAAATGAATTGAGCGTAGAATACGAGTTAGAACCAATGAAATACGCCCCTATTGTAGATAGTGTTAGGCATTTATATGAAGAATTACTAGTGAAACAATACGATATAATGAAAGATTTACCCTCTCAATACCCTGATAGAGATAATCCAGAATTTCAAAAGATATTGGAAGAAAAAATGGAAATACAAATCTTAAAACAACAACTCGACAAAAATAATATCATAACCAATTTAGATAAATCATGTAGTAATCGAGAATTCACTTATCAAAATCATCAAAAAATAACGGATGTATTACTGAACCCCAAAACTCCTTATCGTTCTATATTGTTATATCACGGCACTGGTGTAGGTAAAACGTGTAGTTCTATTTTGGCCGCAGAAAGTTTCCTTGAGAAATATCCAGATAGAAAGATTAATATTATATTACCACCTTCCGTAATAGGTAGTTTCATGAAAGAAGTGTTTAGTATTGACAATTATGAAAAGAAAAGACCACAATGTACTGGTGATAAATATCCTATCATTTCGAATATGATTGGAGAACAAAAAATGACCGTTATTGACAAAGCGGTGAAAAATATAGTGAAAAACGTATATGATTTTAAGGGACCTATAAAATTCGCGAATGATTTTATGTCTATGAAAAATCGTTATGAACGTAAATATAATAAAAATCCCAGATTAGGTAGGGAAAAGTTTAGAAATTGGATATTAGATACATATGAAAACAGTTTTTTTATAGTCGATGAAGTTCATATGTTACGCCCAACACAAAAACAAAAAGCGATCGTAGATTCTTTGGAACATATTTTACGTATTACAAAAAATGCAACTCTAATGTGTATGAGTGCCACGCCAATTTATAACCAACCAGAAGAATTGGCTAATCTAATAACATTAATGAGAATAAATGAAGGAAGATCACCATTATTATTATCTAGAATGTTGGATAAAGAAACAATGGCATTGAACAAACGATATGTGCCGTATATTATTCGTAAGACTGCGGGATATATTTCTTATATGAGGAGTGAAAATCCATTATATTTCGCACAACAAGTATATCCATCTATTTATTCACCAGATGATTTATTCCAATTAAAAGATATGGCAAGTGTATCCTATAAAAATGAAGAAATACCCAAATTCCGCTCATTTGAATTAATCGATACCGAATATAATGAAAATATCACAGAATCTATCCAAGAAGTATTGAATATACAAGAAAAATCGAATATGGGAACAGAATTGGCAGGGAGAGTATTACAAATGTCTAATTTATTATTACCATCGATTAAAGATGAGAAGCCAGAATTATATCATGCCTCTGCGATTAACGCCCATTTCAATAGTAGAATCGTAGATAAAAAGAGAATTGAATTTTCTAAGGTATTGAACGGCAAACATAAACAATTCTCTTATAAACAAAGTAGTTTGGAGGCTTATCCCGAGGGAATTATGAGTAAAACATATTTGGATAGATACGCACAAAAGATTTCTAAGATTATGGACTATGTATTAGATTGTTGTCTTTCAAAGCAAGATGGTATTATTTTCATTTATTCTAGATTTTTAGATTCAGGCGTGATACCAGTATGTTTAGCTTTGGAGGAATTGGGTTTTACAAAATATGGTGGCGTTCCATTATTGAAGAATACTCGGAGTGGTATTAAAAGAGATTATCGCGGTTTTACGGAAAGTGAATTCAACGAAGAAGAACACGGCAGATTCATACAAGGAACATATACATTATTAACTGGTAATACAGAATTAACACCATTCTTACAACAAGATGTCAGGAAAACAAGATTACCGTCCAATATAGATGGCAAACATATTAAAATTATTGTTGGTAATGAAGTTGTATCGGAAGGTGTAGATTTTCATAATATCCGCTCATTACATATATTAGAACCTTGGTATCATTTCAATCTGTTAATACAAGTCATTGGTAGAGCAGTTCGTTTTTGCAGACATAGTGATATGGATATAAAATTCAGAAATGTAATGGTACATCTTTATGGTACGCGCTATAATGAAAATACAGTTTATAAAGACGAGGAAACTGTTGATATGTATATGTATCGTATAGGTGAAGATAAAGCAAAACGAATTGGTGAATTAACTAGGTTATTAAAACAGAATTCGGTAGATTGTAATTTAAATCGCGGGATTAATATTTTAAAACGTGAAGAAATTAATTCACAAATCACTAATAGTGTATTAATGAACGGACAAAAAGTAAATATACCAATTGGAGATAAACCGTATAGTTATCATTGTGATTTCCAAGAAGATTGTAATTATACTTGTACGAATAAACACTTTGGTAAGACTACGAATTCGGATAGTTTCTTCCCAGAAAGCTATCACTATGAAATTATGTCATATGTAATGAAACTGAAATCAATAATGAAAAACAATGACACCATTTTAGTTAATGATTTAATAACAAATTATAAAATGAATCCAGTTATTTTAAATGAAGTGTTAATACGTATGAATAATAATGACAAATATATTATATTTAGAGGAGATCAAAAGTATAAGCTAGAAATATTGGGTAATCAAATGGTTACAATTAAGCCGATAAAATATAAAATGGGATATCACAGTTTTGTAGCTAGGACACAGAAACAACATTTAATTTCACCTTATAGTATTTCTCATTATAATAAATTTGCGATATCTGAAAATGACAATGCCAAAACTAAAAATGAATTAAATATCCAAGAAATATTGGAAACCCCTATAATGAAAGAAGGTGATTATGAATTGGGTTCGATACCTGATTTGAATAACAATATGTTTAATGAATTATATCTAAATACAGTTATGAAAATAACAAATCGTATATCACAATTACAAATTATATCAGACGATATATTGAGAAAAGTAAGAAATGAAATGATTTTGGAGTTATATATGTTGACATATAATGAAAGTAAAAATTATATTGAAGATAAAATTATAAAAGGAGAAGACTTGGGGGAATTCTTTGAAAAATACATTTTAAGAAATGAAAGTGGAGAGGCGATAGGACACGTTGGATTAAATAAAAGCGGCTTAGTTGTATATGTTATGAATGAAGAAAAAAATAGTTTTGAAAAGAATACAATAGAGAGACGTAAATTAATAGAAAAAGTTAAAAATGAAGTTAAACAATTGAAACCTGCGAAAGAGTTTTATACATATCGTAAAATGGAGGCAAAATCATATAATTTTAAATTATTAGATATTCAAGAGGGAATCAATAAAAAGGGTTTGAATTGTCATACAACAGGGCAATCTAATAGATTTGAGTTGGCTTATGAGAGATACGATAAGTTAAATGAGAATATAAATTTAGATATTTTGGATCTATTGAAATTTAAGAAAGAAAAGGGGTTTTATGCGATACGGTTGAGAGAACAATATGAAAATAGAACAAGAAGATATCCAGGAAGGGTTATGTGTGTATTGAAAGAATTATTGGCGAGAGTTCAAAATGAATTAAATGATAATAGAACATATTATGTGGGTTTCCCTCATAATCATATTTACACGGCGAATGCTTTGACTTCATTATTTAGAGTAGAACCATAAATTGAAAAATGAATTAAATAAATGTTTTATATAAAAGATATTATAAATAAGTATTATGGATTCGATTACTCACAACGAAATTCTTCAGCAAAAGATTATGGTGAATATTACCGAACTGGAAAAAGACATTGACGGTATTATTGAATCAAAGTTGCGAGATAGTATTGGTGATCGTTGTTTGGAGTCTGGTTATATTAATAAAGATAGTATTAAGATGATACGTAGATCTCTTGGTAAATTTGACGCGGAACATTTGAAGGGAGATTTCATTTATATTGTTGAATATGAATGTTCTATTACACTTCCAACGGAGGGTGTAGTTCTGAAAGGAGAAGTGAAATCTAAGAATAAGATGGGTTTGTATGTGATGGTTGGGGATAAGAATCAAATTAGGGTTCTATTGCCGAAGGATTATCATAGTGAAAATGAGAAGTTTAACCAAGCGAAAGTGAATGATGAGATTGAAGTACAAATTGTGGCGTGTGATTTTAATCTGGGTTCTACTTTTATTAACTGCGTTGGTGTTCTTGAAGAAAAAGAGGAATGAATATTAAAATAATGCCAAACTTATATCAAAGAAAAGAAGCACTTGCTTTGAAGATAAAAAAGCTAGAAACAGATCAAATGGAGGAAATTAGAGATATGTTAATGAGAGAAAATTATGTGGTATCAGAAAATAATAATGGAAGTTTTTTTGTTTTAAATGATATGTCATTACAATTGGTGAATACGTTGGAAAAGTATGTGGATTTTTGTCTTGCGAATAATATTGAATTAAAGAAGAGAGAGGAGAAAATTGAAAAATTAAAACACGAACATATGATGAATAAATAATAGATTTAACTATAAGTTCATAGGAATAATTAAATTATCCCAATATGAATTATGAAGAATTTCTAACGTTGAATATTACTGTAAGGAACTGTGATATTATGAGACAATTGGAAAAAAGAAATATCAAAAATAATCCAATCATATTGAATGATACAATCACTCATAGTAAAAAAACGCCGAAATCCCCTAAACCAGAGAATTATCTAATTCATGATGCCGACGAACACCAAGAAAATACGATTATCGAACCCTTCTTTAATTCTCCTGAAATGGCAGTAAAGACAGCACTTAGTCTAAAAGAAGAGGTGAAAGTTAGGAATGATACGGAAGGGGGCGATGATTATGTATTGGATGAGTTGTGGAAATACACGGCGAACGTTTCAATGGCATTTTGTATGATTGATGAGAATAATAAAACAATTCAAATTTATAGAAACAAAAGTGAAGAGAATATAACAGAATATGCTGTTTTGATTCTATTGAAAAAGAATGAAAATTACACATATTACTATTATAAAAAACATAATATGTATAAGGTTCAGAAAGTATGGAATTACAAACGAATTGTCGTTCAACTAGAACATATGAAAGGATATACTAAAAAATCACTACAAGAGAATGCCAAAGAGAATGACATTTATACAGGACATATTAAATCGGCAATGAAAAAGCAAGAGATGTATGTTAAGATGTGTGAAATTAATTTTGAGTTTTATTAGCTTAATTTGAAGACAATCAATGAAAATTGAATAAAAGAGACTTAATTTTTTATTTATAAGAATTAATATAAATAAAGAATGAAAGTGAAAAAAGAAGAATTCGATTATCTTACTCGTATGATTACGGCTGCTAAGAAAAATGATAATTTAGAATTGGAGGCTTCATTCTACAATCCTATGTTCTTAAACATGAGAAGACAAGAATACAAAGTAACCTCTAACGAATATCTCAGAGTTAAACAGATGCTAACCTCTTCTGGATTTGAATTTTTGGGTAATGAAAAAATATTGCGTGTATTTTATCCCAATAATAAAAATCTCAATAATATTCGTGTTTCCATTGAAGGAGAAGATGCTATCGAATTTTATTGCAACAAAGGATTATTGCCAATGGATAATTTTATAGTGGAACAAAAAACAAATGCGGATGAGATCGGTGCTCGTTTGTATATGCAAGATTTAAATTGTCGTGTAAATTTGAAACAAGAAATCATTGTTCCCACAGAAAACGAAATATATAAATACGTCGTCAAAACAGATAGAAGAGCGCCCAAATATTTCCGTTTAATGGAACGCCTCAGTTTCGTAAGCAAAGATGGTATTTTCCGCTTCGATATCTCATGCATCCGCTCCAATTTCTTTGGAAAACCCTCCGTTTCATTCTCCCGCTCAAATACCCTATCTAGCAATAGAAATTATGAGATTGAATTAGAATTAATTGACAGTACCAAAGATAACAGAGCTATTGTTAAATCACTCTATAAACATATCTCAATGTATCATAATGTAATTACTGAATTCAAAGGAATTATGAGAATCGAACAACAAAGAAAAGTTATGGGAGAATATTTGAACGTAATCAAAGCCAGTTTAGATAATTTCTGGATTGGACCAAAACCAGTATCATTGGAACATATGAATATGACCGCAAACCAGAATATTCCAAACATTCTAGATAATTATTGTATTACTGATAAGGCAGATGGATTGCGTTGTTTGATCTATGTAAATAAAGATAAAAAATGCTATGCTATTACGATGAATAATATTATATTCGATATCAAAGCGGAATGCGATAAACCAAATACAATTATTGATTGTGAGTATGTATTCGAAGATAAAAGCGGTAATAGGGTTGAAATGTTCGGATTATTCGATATTTATTACGTAGAAGGCGAAAGCGTTAAAGAATTACCATTCATCGCACAAAAAGGCACCCCTTCAAGGCAAAACCATATGAATTCTCTTAAATTCACACCGCTAAATGATAAAACCAAGATTCGTGCTAAAAAGTATTATATTACCACTCCTAAAAAAACTATTTGGAAAGCCACCAAAGAAATCTTGGAAACCATAGAACAAGGTGCGTATCAATATCATACAGATGGTATCATTTATCAACCTATGAATCTCGTCGTTGGCGGAACACCTTCTAATAACCAAGTACCCACAAATACAGGTAAAACCTGGAAATCAGTATTTAAATGGAAACCATCAACCGAGAATACTATTGATTTCTTGGTAAGATACGATAGACGTAAAATTAAAAGAACATTTAATCACGTAAAAAATACCGTAGAATATTTAGTCCAAGGACTATTATATGTAAATAGCAACGAACAAGATAAATGCGATTTGATGTATAGAGAACGTTATGATGAACGTGCTAGAAACCACGAAGCTCTATTCAAACCACAAAAACCCGCATTTGATGATTCTTACAAAATGAATATGTTCGTAGAAAAGAAAACCGAATTACCCAAAACATTACTAGGAGAACCAATCGAAGACAGAATGGTCGTCGAATGTACTTACGATTTTAATAAAGAAAAAGGATTCCACTGGGTACCAATGAGAATTCGCCACGATAAAACACAACAATATAGAAGCAAAAACCGCAGAATGGCTATGAACTTTATTACTACCGCAAATAGTGTATGGACTCTTATCCATAATCCAATTACATCCGAAATGATATCTACTGGTTCATTCGATAAAGACGATAATATGAGAGATGTAGAAAATCTTCAACAAAATGAATATTATAGACGTGTTGGTAGACGCGAAGATAGTCGAATGATTACTCTACAAAGATTCCATAACCAAATCATTAAATCAGAAAGAATGATTAAAAAATACGTAAAAGAAGGACATAATCTATTAGATATTGCCTGTGGTAAAGGTGGTGATATGGGTAAATGGATAGATGCGAATGTAGGATTTGTATTGGGAATTGATATTAACAATGACAATATTAGAGGCGCAGCCGATTCTGCTTGTTCTCGCTATATTAATTCTAAAAATAGAAGAACAAATGTACCAAATATGGCCTTTATGGTTGCTGATGCCAAAGATAATATCCAAGACCCTCTTAGTTATAACAACGATTTTGATAAAGTTATATCTAGAAGCGTATTCGAAGGAATCGATAATTTACCCGAAGCCAGAGAATACAGCTTACTTAATAAAATATCGGGTATTGGTGCTACTGGTTTCGATATAGTTGAAATCATGTTTGCTATTCATTATTCCTTTAAGAACAAAGAAACATTTGAGGGTCTTATGACAAACATCGTAGAAAATATTAAACCAGGTGGAATATTTATGTTTAATTGCTTAAATGGAAGCAGGGTTAGAAAATTAATGGAAAATAGAGATAAGGGAGATATGTATCAATCTATATTGGATGAAAAAATGTTATGGGGTATAACTAAGAATTACGAAGATGAAAGTGATGATCCATTCGGTAATTCTATTAGTGTATATGTAGAATCCATCAACGCGTTATTTGAAGAATATTTAGTAGATTTTGGATTCATAGAACAAGAATTGACTTCGCGTGGCTTTGAAAAGGTAGAAATTGTAGATTTTGAAGATGTCCATGGTGTAGATCAAAACCAACAAAAATACAATATGACAAAACAAGAAAGGGATTATTGTTATTTACACAGTTATGGCGTTTTTAGGAAAGTAGATTAAAGCATATTCGATTATTTTAAATATAGGAAAAAATAAAATATTCAAATATGTACCGTTTTAATATTATTTCAAGTTATGAAAAACCAATTATTTTTTGGTTCAACGAAAAGGCAGATGAAATATTTAAACTTAAACAAGAGATAGACGAAGATGAAAACCTGAAAAGATGGGAAATCGCAAAAAAATATGCGAATCCTCATGAATTAGTATATAGTCCATACGATTCATTGCAAGATAGTATATTGTTAAAAAAGAAAGTATTGTCTCGTGCGTATTATAAATTCTTAGAGATCATTATCAATCTTAAATTACATACCGTTTTTAAAGAAAATATACAAAGCATTCATTTAGCAGAAGGACCAGGCGGATTTATACAGGCATGGAGCGATATGAGAGAAAAAAACGGTTTCATCGATAATATATACGGCATTACATTAAAAGATAATAAAAGTAAAGGTATCAAAGGGTGGTATTATAACAGACCGTTGTTTAATAAGAATAATATTACAGTTGATTATGGCAAAGATGGAAGTGGAGATCTTTTTAAAGAATGTAATATCACAGAGATAACTAAAAAATATAAAAACAGTGCAAGTATTATTACAGGAGATGGTGGTTTCGATTTTAGTAATGATTTCCTAGGACAAGAAGCTAACTCATTACCACTACTATTCATACAAGCATATCTAGCTGTTCATTGTCAGAAAGAGAAGGGTGTATTCGTATTGAAAGTCTTTGATA